AGATACATTCTGTCGGGTAATGTTTCAGGCTCCGGTGGTGCAAATAGTGTCCGTGGTCCTTTGCACACGATTTTACCTATTGGCAGCGTGGTTATTGGCGGTCAGGGCGGGGAACTATATCCTACGACTTATGACTGCCATTTAATAACACTTTGTCGTCAATCTGATACAAGTGAAAAAGAACTGGATTTCTATATTTCCAATGATGAGGAAACCTTCACCCGAATTCAACGGAGTACACCTATTGGGTCAAATACTTCAGCAGAGTCCTTGCACATTCATATTGAGATGCGACAGACCAGAGTACCTGCCGGTTACGGATTGTATATCTGTATGGGTAGCGATGGCACATCATCAAGTGCATATTGTGATTTGAAGTTTACCTATCACTTATACCCTGCTGCTCTTGCAACAGATGCTTTACAATCATTCGGATAATAAAAGGAGGAAACAATGAGTAAGAGTGTATACTTAAGCCCTTCTATTCAGGAAGGGAATATTGGCTATGGTGATTATGGCACAGAAGAGAAAAGAATGAACGAAGTGTGCGATGTAACTCAAAAGCACTTATTCAGGCATGGGCTTACTGTTTTTAGGAACAGGCCGGATATGACTTTAAAGCAGGTTGTAGCAGACAGTAATGCCAAAGATCCGACAATACATTTTGCGATCCATAGTAATGCTTTTAATGGAAAAGTTCGAGGTAGTGAGATTTATTGTCATCGATTTGGTGGCGAAGGAGAACGGCTTGCAAGGCTTGTCTATGATGAATTAGAGTCCATCACACCAACCAAAGGGCGTGGAATAAAAGAAGGAAAGGATCACTTCGGTCCAGGTAAACCTCTATATGAACTTTCTGCTACTGTTGCTCCTGCTGCTTTAATAGAAGTGGCCTTCCATGATCAGCCGGATGATGCAAAATGGATATTAGAGAACATTGAACCAATAGGCATAGCCATAGCCAAGGGAATATTAAAATATTTTGATATTGAATGGATTGATGATAGAAGTGAGCTTGAAAAAGCTGTAGATATACTAGCTGAAACAGGTTTTATACTATCTCCACAGTATTGGAAAGATAATGCCGTTCCAGGAGGAGCGATCAATGGTGCATATGCAGGGCTTCTTTTAAAACGAATAGGTTCATTCATAAAAACTATGCTTGAGGGACTGAATAAATTGTCGAAATAAGTCCGTATTTGTTTGTAAATTAAATCAATACATGGTAAAATATTATATATATTATCTAGTGGTTTATTCTGGGGGGTATAAACTGCTTAATTGTGGGACCTACGGAGGAACGTGCTCTGTAGGTCTTTTTTTTATTTGTCATATTAATTATATGCTTATCCTTTATTTATAAGGTCAATTTTTCTGCTTTAATCTAAAGAAAATTTAATCCATATTCGTCCAAAAAGCTCTGTCGCCTCCAGCGAGTTGTGAGGATAGTTCGTCCTCAGAACGGAGGAATCTAAACATGACAAAAACTGTTGATACAAATCTTGAAAAGAAGCCTATTTCACAGGAGCAGTTACAACATGAATATGATTACTTTCTTGCTCAACAAATACTGGAATCTATGTTGAAAAACAGATTAATTACTGAGGATGAATTTAATAAAATCACCGCTTTAAATCGTAGTTCTTTCTCGCCTATTCTGGCTCAGTTAATGTCCTGAAACTGTTGATATTACTTCGTTTAAGAGGTAACATGACACACTAGCAAGGAGGTGAGAGAATGAAAAAGATAACAAAAATTGCTCAAAACACGACTACAGTTTCTACCGAACAGCACAAGCTACGAGTTGCTGCCTATTGTCGTGTTTCTACCGACAATGAAGATCAGCTGGTTAGCCTTGATACGCAAATAAAACATTATGAGTCCTATATCAATGCAAATCCTGATTGGGAATTTGCCGGGCTATACTATGATGAAGGCATCACAGGTACTAAAAAAGAAAAAAGACCTGAGCTGCTTCGGATGATTTCAGACTGCAAAAATAAGAAAATAGACTTTATCGTAACAAAGTCTATCAGTAGGTTTGCACGAAATACCACTGACTGTCTGGAGCTAGTAAGAAAACTACTCAGCCTTGGTATCTATATCTATTTCGAGAAGGAAAACATTAATACAGGGTCAATGGAAAGCGAACTCATGCTGTCAATCCTATCTGGACTGGCCGAAAGTGAATCGGTTGCCATTTCGGAAAACAGCAAATGGTCCATAAAGCGTAGGTTCAAGAATGGTACATTTAAAATCTCATATCCACCCTATGGCTACGATATGGTTGGCGGGAAGATGGTCATTAACAAATCCCAGGCTGAAATTGTTCGTTTTATCTTCACTGAAATTTTGTCGGGTAAAGGAACCCATAAGATTGCCAATGAACTTAATCGCCGTAATATACCAACCAAAAAGGGCGGTCGATGGACAACAACAACTATTCGAGGAATGGTCAGCAATGAAAAATATACTGGTGATGCCATTTTCCAAAAGACCTACACTGATGCTCACTTTAATCGCCACCATAATTACGGTCAAAAGGATCGATATCTAGTAAAGAATCATCATGAACCTATCATAAGTCATGAGATTTTTGAAGCCGCACAAGAAGTAATAAAACAGCGTAGCAAGGAAAAAGGTGTAAAAAAGCGACATGAAAAGTATCAGAATCGCTACCCCTTTTCGGGGAGAATCATCTGCCATCAATGCGGTGGTACATTTAAGCGCAGAATCCATTCAAGCGGCAAACATAAAATCGCTTGGTGCTGTTCTACTCATATTTCAGAGATAGAAAAATGCTCTATGAAATATATTCCCGAGTCCCATTTTGAGTATGCTTTCGTCACCATGATGAACAAGCTCATCTTCGGACATGAGATTATTCTTAAACCGCTTCTTGCGGGTCTGCGCAATCTTAACACCGATGACAGCATTGTAAGCATTCGAGAGCTAGACAAAAAGCTTGAAGAAAACATGGAGCAACGAAATGTTCTGGTCGGCCTGATGACCAAGGGTTATCTTGAGCCTGCCGTTTACAATAAGAGCAATAACGAACTGTTACAGGAGGCTGAACGACTGCGTCGTCAAAAAGAATCTTTATCCCTCTTTTTGAACTGTGATACACAGCACCTAAATGAAGTCAATGAACTCCTGCATTTTACTACAAAGGCAAATATGTTGGACAGTTTTAACAGTGAGATTTTTAAGTGCTTTGTAGAACGGATTATCGTATATTCCCGAACAGAAATCGGATTTAAACTAAAATGTGGCATTACATTAAGGGAAAGGCTGGTGAGATAAATGAGCCACACGCCATTTGGCTACCGAATTGAAAATGGAAAAGCCATAATTGATAGTGAAGCTGCTGAGAAAGTAAAAAAACTGTTTCAGTATTATCTTTCTGGCGATTCGTTAGTAAACGCTGCAAAAAAAGCTGGCATTAAATCCTATCATTCTGGTATTGGCAGGATGCTTAGAAACACCTGTTATCTCGGTAATGAGTATTATCCTGTGATTATCGATAATGAGACCTTTGCTGCCGCCGAGGAGGAACGCACCAGGCGGGCTGAGAAGCTTGGCCGCATTCGTAAACCAAAAGAAAAATCAGAGATTGTCTTCCCCACCGAATTCTATATAAACGAAGTCGTGCAGCAATTTGATGATCCTTTTCAGCAGGCCGAATACGTCTACAGTTTGATAGAAATGGAGGTACAAAAAGATGGAAGTTAATAAGAATGTAACCGTAATTCCAGCACGAAACTTAATGGGTAGGAAGAAAAAAGGTGAAGAAAAGCCAAAGCTCCGTGTAGCAGCTTACTGTCGAGTTTCTACAGATAGTGACGAGCAGGCTACCAGCTATGAAACACAGATAGAACATTATACGACATACATAAATAATCACCCAGATTGGGAATTTGCAGGCATTTTTGCGGATGACGGTATCTCCGGTACCAATACTAAGAAACGCGATGAATTCAACCGCATGATTGACGAGTGTATGGCCGGTAATATCGATATGATCATTACAAAGTCCATTAGCCGTTTTGCCCGAAACACGTTGGATTGCTTGAAATACATCCGTCAGCTAAAGGAAAAGAACATTCCCGTCTTCTTTGAGAAAGAAAACATTAATACCATGGATTCCAAGGGTGAAGTTCTGCTAACAATTATGGCCTCACTTGCACAGCAAGAAAGTCAGTCTTTAAGCCAGAATGTGAAGTTGGGCCTACAGTACCGTTACCAGCAAGGCGAGATCCAAATAAACTGTGCTAGGTTTCTCGGTTATACCAAGGATGAGAATAAGAAACTAGTCATTGTTCCGGAAGAAGCCGAGGTTGTAAAACGTATCTACCGGGAATACCTTGAGGGTGCCAGTATGCTTAAAATAGCCCGTGGCTTAGAAGCTGACGGTATTCGAAACGGAGCAGGTAATAAAAGATGGCATACCAGCAATATAAATCATATCCTGCGAAATGAGAAATATATTGGGGATGCTCTTTTGCAGAAAACTTATACCGTTGACTTTCTAACAAAGAAACGTGTTAAGAACAACGGCATTGTTCCTCAATACTATGTAGAAAATAACCATGAGCCCATTATCCCGCGTGAAATTTTCATGCAGGTACAAGAAGAGCTCATTCGACGTCGCATCGTTCATACCAGCCCTAATGGAAAGAAAAGAACCTTCAGCAGCAACCACTGCCTTGCACAGATAGTTTTCTGCGGTAATTGCGGCGAAGTTTTCCGAAGAGTTCACTGGAACAACCGTGGAAAGAAATCTATCGTCTGGCGCTGCGTTAGCCGCTTAGAAAACACCGGTTTATTCTGTGATGCTCGGACGGTATTAGAAAGTACCATAGAGCAAGTGCTGGTTACCGCCATAAACAATACGCTGAGCGGTAAGGATACTTTCCTCTCCACGCTCCGGAATAACATCACCACCGTCTTAACCAAAGAAAACGACCAGACCTTAGCTGACATAGATAATAAGCTGGAAGAGCTACAAACAGAACTTCTTAAACTGGCCAGTTCCAATGCTGATTATGAGAAAGTTGGCGAAGAGATTCACCGTTTGCGTGACCAGAAGCAAAGCTTGATGGTTGAAAACGCAAACAGGGATGAACT